GATATTTTAGTATAACATCTGTACTGCATACTTCTGAAGTACATGTTGTACCTTTAGCTCTGTAGAACTCCATTGGATTCTCTTCAATAGGTGTTCTCTTGAATGGTGTAGCACTAACTAAATTGTATTTGGCTAAACATTTTTCTAGCATATCCATATGGTCTGCACCGCAATCTGCGGCAAACTTGATTCTGTAACCATGTTCTTTATCTAATGATTCTGCTATGTAATTTTTAAGTTCCATATTAATAACTCCGTTATAACACTTATTTATCACTTTCTGATTTTTTCTGCTAAATAAAAACATGACAAAAGACACAAACATACGAGTAAGAGAACCACAAAACCCTGTAGAGGGAGAATATACTTTAGATAATTATGGTAATCTTGTGGTTTTTAAGGAAGGCAGATGGGTAGATATGACAAAATTAACTGTCTCCACCTCCGCCTTTTATGATTTTGAGTAAATCATTTCTATCAAAAACTGTAGCCTGAACCGACTCTGCTTCAGTACCTTTATTATCAAATTTATCGATTCTTGCCTTCTTGAGCATTAAATCTATTTGCTGTAATTTGGCTTTTGTCTTGGCATCACTGGCATCTAAGGCTATCTTTAACATATTACTTGCCTCTGCAAATACTTTACCAGCCGCCATATCACTAACATTCATACCTAGGCTCATTAGTTGCTCATAACTGTTTATAGCCTTTTTGGCTATGTCATTCATTTCAACTTCGTGATCTTCTAGGCCTTTAATTTCCTTAAATGCTAGATTAATTTTTTCACTAACACTTAAAGCACCTTGAGTTTCCTCAATTACTTCCTGAGTTTCTGCTACTGTAGGAACATTTTCCGTATCTGTCACTTCCTCTATAGGAGGTAAGTTAAACTCTTCTTCAAGTTTTCTTGTCATATTAGTATTTATTACTTACGTTTTTTAGCAACTCGTTTTTTAGCCTTACGAGGTTTATTATTTCTAAAGATTTGATCTTCGTTTATTACTTTAAAACGAATACCTTTACGTTTACACCACTCTTGAGCCGCTGTCCATTTAGCGGCGTTGAGATGTGTTTGTATTTGCTGTCCCTGAGTCCTAGCATTTTCCAATGTGGTTTGGTTAGCAGGCTTAATTTCGATAAGCTCAACATGTTGAGCACCATCTTTATCTGTGTATTGCACCATAAAGTCTGGAACATAGTTGTGATACTTTCCATCAACAGGACTTCTGTAAGGTATCTTTACGTTTTCACTTGCCCATTTTGTAATATTGGGATGATTATCGCACATTCTCATGAATGCTAACTCCCAACTACTTCTATAGGTAGGTAATTTTCCACCTACAAATTTAGATCCGTTTACAATTTCGTATTTGCCTTTTGCGAATTTAGTTGCCATAGTACTATTTATGGCTTAATGAGTGCTGATATTTTGCTACGTGAGTTTAATGTTGGTGTTTTTAAATCTATTTTATTACCTGCGGGTCTAAAAGAATTTATAGCCGCATAAGCATCTACAGTCAATTTTAAGGAATCCTGATTCATTTCAAAATATGTTGTAGGATGTAATCCTTGTACTTCTGCAACTTTAATTAAAACTCTTGCCATTGCTTTGGCATTAGATTTTTTGAAACCTATTGCTTGTAATTTTGTTTCTACAACTGAAAGTGTACTTGGATCTATTGGCGTATCTTTAGGTGCGGCAATTTCTGCCAGTATTTCTGAACTTGCTTCTGGTAATGGAAATTTTACACTTGCATTATCAATATATGCAACTAAAGTATCTTTAACAACTTTATACGAAACTTCATTACCAAAAGTATTATATATAGATGTTGACATTATGAAGGTGCTCCATCCTTAGGTGGTTTAACTGGAGCAGGTTCTGTGTTTGCTTCTTTTTTTAGAAGTTCTCTTTCTGCTACACTGAGTACATAGTTTTGTACTGCATCTCCAACATGATTACCAGTAAGTTTGGCTAAAATAGCCGTGCTTAACAATGATTTACCTGGGAACTCATTTGGATTTTGAGATAGTGGTAAATCAATTACATCATATGTACTTGGCGTTGGCTTAGTTCCGCCAGCCTTTTTCTTAGTTTCGTCGCCTTCACTACTTGCATCATCTGATTTTGGTGGTTTAACTTCTTCTTTCTTTTCTGGAGTTTGTGGTTGTAATGTTCTTCCTCTAGTACCAAACTTACCGTCATGATTCCCAAGGAATTCCATGTCAGTACCATCGTCAATAATACCTAATGGTTTAACAAGTACTTCGTCACTAGCAAATTTTAGATCTAACACATTCTCAAATCTATCTAAATCTACTCCAGAAAGATCAAAGTTTGCAATATCAAATGTAGTAAAGTTTTCATAATCACATTGTATCGTAAACTCTACAAATTCATTACTACCATAATCTATATCACCAAAATCAAAACTATTAATAAGTGGATTTGTCATACTATATTGTACACCTTTTCCACCATGATACATAATTATATCTATACGCTCAAAAAATTGTTTTGTTCGTTGTAAATTTAGTCCTGCTTCCCCACTTTTAAAACTTGTTCCACCAAATGATGAACTTGGATTTTCTAATGCAGAGTCTGTATTAACTTTAATATCTCTATCGCCTGTAGCATTTCTATTACGTGGATTCATATATAGATAAGAAAAATATCTCATCAATACTTGTAACCATTCGTTGTTTAGTGTATCAAATACAGCAATCTCCACAGGTGCATATTCAACTCCTGTTGTTACAATTTTCTTTTTGTTGTATTGATTTTTTACTAAGTTTTTGAATGTTACAGAAGGCAATTTTGCTCTTCTTACTAAACTAGAAATGTTTGTTTTAAATGTATGATTTTCCATATCTAGAAAAGACGCCAAATCTCTGTTAAAAACAAAGTTCACATATCCTTCAAATTTGATACGTGGTGGATTGACGTCAGGTCTAAATCTGTAATTATTACGGAAGTCTCTGGCGTAGAATTTATCTTTAGTGTTTTTACCTAAAAATTTAAGAAAATTCATACCAGAGCCACCTCAAGTTAAGCCGTTAAACTCCGATTGTTGAACCGGTGCTTACTGTTTCTGGGAATGGGTTTCCTGCTACTGTTCTTCCGTTAATATCGTTATCACCTTCATAGTGAGTTGCGTTATCGTAACGTACCTGCATAGTAACTGTTACTTGCTCTCCTGTAGCATAGTCGCCATCACTGTAGTCTACGTTTGTTAAAAAACATCCTTCAAGGAACCAAACCTCTGTAGCACCTGCATTAACACCATCCAATACTTCAATTTGCATGTCAAATTTATAATCTGAACCTGATGCTGGAGTAGTTTGTTGGAAGTGGTTAACCTGTCTTTGGACTTGTGATCCAACTGACTTGGCTACTTGGTTAGTTATATCGTCCCTTACTGTTACAGTAATTTGTTCCCAAGCATGTTTACCTTGTAGGTAACTTCTTGAGTTATAACTATCAATAATTATTTCTTCATAAGTAATTTTCGGTCTAGTAACGTTCTGTACATTCTGAGTCAATATTTTTGCCTCTGGCTGTCCACCAAAGTTGTTTAAAAAACTAACCCTAAATCTATACTTCAGTTTCGGCATTAAAATACCGGAACCAGTTGCACCCGTTACCGGAACTCCAAACTTACTTTTGGTTTCGTTTGTTGCACTTGATACTGCCATATTGTTCTCCTAGAACTAAATTATATGCAAATATTTATCATTTCTAGCAGAAAATAATTAACAAGTGTTTTAATTTAATCACAAAAAAAGGGCAATTAAATGCCCTTTTAATGCTTATTTTCCCCTATGCTGACTCTTTAATCCTGTTTATAGCAACGTCTCCGCTCTCTATAATAGCAGTAATGTCTGTAAAACCATAATTTTCTACAATAAAGTATCTTGTATTAGGAATAATATCTTCAATTTCCATTACTTCATAACCTACTTGTGGTTGCTCAGCAATAATATCACCTACTGAAAGTGAATGCATATCTCTATATGTAACTTGCTCACCATCTTTTCTAGTAATAGTTTTCATTACAAATCCTGATACATGACTATCAAAAACAACATCTTCACCAGTATCTTCATCTAAGTATTGTTGATTAAGAACACCAAATACTTCATTTTTACTTTTGATAGTGTAATCTATATCACCACTTGAAAGTCCATTGTATCTGCCATCTACTTCACATACTTTAGTATAGTGTGAGAAAAACTCTGCCTTAAAATCTATTTTTCTGTCATCGCCTCTGCCATGCATAGTTTCCATTTTTGCATGATATAGTGGATATTTTTTAGCGGCTCCTGTGTGTCCGCCTTCGTTTGAATTTACAAAGTCATGAATCTCATCTGTAACTTTGATTTGATATATGTTATATTGCATAAAAACTCCTACCTTTTTATTTAAACTATACATATATTATAGCAAATAATTAGATATTGTCAAGCCTTTTAGTCATAAAAAAAGGGCAGTAAAACTGCCCTTTTTAAAAGTTTTAAAAACTTATGATGCTGTTGAACCCAATGTGTTCTGGATTCTGATCGGTATGTAAATAAACTCTACTGCTTTCACTGGTTGTACAGCAATATCAATGTATAGTTCGTTTCTATCGATTCTAGCCGCAGTATTATTTGTTGTGTCACAAACTGTAACAAAGTCAAATAATCCACGTTGTTGTACTAATTGAGCTAACAATCTGTCTACAACTACTTTAGCATTTGCTCTTGTAACCTCATCATTTGGTTCAAACAAGAATGGTTTTACTGCATCATCAAGTTGTTCTCTGATGTAAATAACCAATCTTGAAACATTAACTCTGTCCAATGCACTTGATACTGAGTTAAGTGTTTTCTGTCCAAATACTGCAATTCCTCTTCCTGGGAAGTTACCAATTGGGTTAATTTTGTTAAGGTAAAGACTATCTCTTTGTCCTTCACTTAAACTAACTGCTTGGAATTCTCCAGTAGTTGCATCAAGGTAACCTGTAGACGTTGCATTATTAACAACACCTCTTTGGAAACCTGCTGGTGCAAACCAAGGGAAAGCAACTGAGTCATTAAATGCAATAGTTCTTAATGCCATATGTGAAGCAGGAACCATAACTGTTGTACCGTCTAGGTTTGTTGATAAACCATGTGGGTAGTAAACAGCCGCTTGTGAAGATGCACTAATAAGTCCGTCTTCTCCGTTCTCTGTCGCATTGCCGACATTAGTAGCCCAGTTTTGTGTGCTTGTAGCATCTGCTGATAATCTCATTGGAGCATCTGCAACACAAAATACTGTATCTTTTCTATTAACACTTAAAGCCAACATTTCGTCTAAACATTCTGCATATCCTGGAGTAGAACAAATATTAAATCTGTTTGTCTCATTTAGGATTTCTTGGTTAGCCACTAGTTGTGATTGCATTGCTCTTACAACTACTTTACGTTGTGCTTTTCTCAGCATATATGGTGAACCATCAGTTTTATTACCTGAATAATCTTTCCATAAACCGCTTGTTGCGTCGTATTGCTTAACATTACCTACTGAAGCCATTTTATTCCATGCTAACATATTAACAGGATATAATGCCGCATTAGGAAGTCCATTAGCAGTACTTAACAAAGCACCACTTGAACTTGCTCTAAAGTCACCAAATAAGATACCATCGCTGGTAACTTGGTCTGCATTATCTACTAATACCCAAACAGAACTTGCTCTCTTATAGATTTTAGGGAAGTTTTCTAAATCGCTACTATCGATCCAAATATCACCGTCTACTAAACTACTTGCGCCATCACTTTGTAATGTTGGTGCTGAAGCACTAAACTGAGCGTCATTCGAATAAGTTGCCCATGTACCTGCATTTTGATATAGTAAATCAATATTTGTATTAGCAACATTATTATCATACCATAATGTTCCTTGTACTGCTGGTCCTGTAATTGCGTTGTCAGATGCTTCATAACTTAATGATTTAAAGTTACTGTATGTTCCTACTGGAATATTAATGTCTGCTGGTGTATAACCTGAAACATTACCTGCCGCAAGAGCAATATCTTTACCGTCTGAAGTTGTAATTGTAACTTTACCTGCTACATTACTTGCAACTGCTGTTGTGGCACTAAATCCTGTTGCACCATTAATACTTGCAACTATATCATCTACTGATACTGAAGACACGTCTGCACCTGCAAATGTAACTGGAATATCTGTTGCACCATTAATGCTGAT